ATCTGGTTTGGCGCGACACGCTTTATCGTGTGGATGTCGATGTCAAAAGCAGCACGCGCCGACCAGCCGGCGCGCCGGTGAGGATGGGCCACACCGGCTCAGGCAAGGGCCTTGTCGTCGAACGTGGAGGTAGTGCTATGCGGCTCAAGCCAATTGGCATTGCGCTTATTCTGCGGAAAACCCGGACGGGCTGGATTATCACCGTCCGGGTCCAGTTCGCAAGATAAGCAAACGGTGGGCGGAGGTAGCAACTCCGCTCACCACTTCATGATGATACAACCACTCAGGCCCGCATTCAAGGTGCGATACCCCTGCCTGCCTCAGGCATCGAACACGTCTCCAAAAACAACTTAATCGCGAAACCCGCTATCCGTGTGCTATCGTGCGGACGTCGATGCCAGAAGCAGCACGCGCCGACCAGCCGGCGCGCCGGTGAGGATGGGCCACGCCGGCTCAGGCAAGAGCCTTGTCGTCGAACATGGAGGTGGTGCTATGCGGCTCAAGCCAATTGGCATTGCGCTTATCCTGCGGAAAACCCGGACGGGCTGGATTATCTCCGTCCGGGTACAGTTCGCTAGATAAGTCCACGGTGGGCGGAGCACGAACNCCGGGTACAGTTCGCTAGATAAGTCCACGGTGGGCGGAGCACGAACTCCGCTCACCACTTCATGACGATACACCGTCAGCGTGCCTTTTTCAACGCGTCAGGCGAGCCGGAAAGCGGTGGACTGCGGCAATCCTGCGCCGCCAGGAGGGCACCAGCGCGGAGCGGATGACAGAAGCCTGTTCATAAGCATGGATGAAGCAGGCGCCTCCTGCCAGAATGCCGGCATGTTTGGCGGCACAATCGCTGCGCCAGCGGAAGAGCAAAAGGTCACCCGGCTGCATCGCCTCCAGCACCAGGGGCGGACCCAAGAGACGAGCGGCGGCCTGCAGCAGCCGTTCCTCGCCGGATCGCTCCGCCCAGTCCGGCGCGTAAGGCGGCACGGCCTCCGGTTCGACGCCATAAAGTTCACGCCAGATCCCGCGCACGAGGCCGATGCAATCACAGCCGACACCCTTCGTCGCCCCCTGGTGGCGATAGGGCGTGCCGATCCAGCTTTCCGCCAGCGCCGTGACCCTCGCCCCATCGATCGTCGTCTCGCGTGTCATTCGAAGATCGGCCCGCCGTCATGCAGCCGCTCGCCATCCGCATAGGAATAGCTGAAATCCGTCCCCGGCACGTGCGGGAAACCGCGAAAATTCAGCCCGTTGCCGAAGCGCGCCTTGCAGGTGGCAAAGCGCTTGTCGCAGCCGGCGGTGACCACGGCCGTCTCGCCCAAAGCCGGCAACGCCTCCAGCGGCAGCCAGAGCGTCAGCCGCGCCGTGCCGTCATTCAGCCTCTGATGGCGGTCGATGGCATGTCTGTGGCCAGACAGTTCCAGCGTGCCGCCATCGAAAAAACCCGCGGCAAAACCGGCAAGTCCTGCAAACCTCACGTGGCTGCGATCTTCCACGGCGGCCACCGTGCCTGCTGCGCGCCAACCGGAAAGATCGACGCGGCAGCGGCTGTCTCCCAGATCCGCATCACAGCGGCGGTTGTAAAGCCGGCCCTGCGGCTGGTCGAGCCGATGGGCAATGCTGCGCAGCTCGGCGGAAAACCGGTCGCCCGCGCGCGTCACCTCGCCGATCTCCCGCACGGCCAGCAGCACCGCCTGCAAAGGATCCGTCCAATTGACGAGATAGAGGTTGACGCGCGCGCCGTCATAGCGGCCGGCGGACAGATCCTCCGCCGTAATCGCCGCGCTGGAAAAGCCGCCCGCCACCTCGCCGCTCGCGGCGGCAAAGCCCTCACCCGCCTCGGTCTCGCCCGCGGCAAATCCGCTTGCGGCGCGGCAGAGCGTGCCGTCCACCCAAAGATCCACGTCGTGATCGGTAGAGCCCAACACCGCGCCATCACGCCGAACAACGCGCCAGGCATGGCAGGTGGTCGTCGCATCGCCCGCAAGATGGGTGGCAAGCGCTGTCGGAAGCGACCTCATGGCAGGATCTCCGTCAATGGAATGGCCGGAATGCGCCCTGCCTGAAAAGCCGAGAGATTGACCTCGATCCGGTCCGTATCGAAACGCACCGGCACGTCGAATTCATAACCGGCGCGGATCTCCGCTCCCGGCCCCGGCACATGGCCGGCCCCGAACGTCACGACACCCGTCGCCGTATTGACACTGTAGCGATCACTCGGCACCGCGGCCCCGTTCAGCGCCAGCACCACCGTACCGGACACGGGCTTGGCGATGGTCCGCACCACACCACCGCCGCCATCGGCATAGGTTTTTACCAGCTGAAAGCTCTGGGTCGCTCCGTCACCCGTGCCGATCAGCTGATCGGTCGGCCGCACGCTCTGCAGCGGTCCGGCAGAGGCAAAATCGATCGGGTCGCGAAAGCGGAACCCGTAAAGCTGGCCGCGACGCGCCTCGAAAAAGGCCAGCACCTCGTAGAGATCGGCCACCGACTTCATGCCGGAGCCGGCATCAAAGCTCCGTCGCGCCTGCCGCCAGCGGGCATTGCGGTTCTCGCGGCCGTTCGACAGGCTGACGATATCGGTGCGCCGCACCGGCCCGCCGGTCACCCCCAGCGCCAGGCGCAGCGGAAAACGCACCTCGTGAAAGCTCATGGGTGTTGCTCCTCAAAGCCCGCGCCGGCCGCGCGAGACGCTGCGCGCCAGCATGGCGGAAATCTGCCCCTCGCTCTTGCGGAAGCTTGCGGCATCGGCCGCCGTCACGTTGAAGATGATGGGCGCAGTCGTCCCCTCGCCACCACCGGTCATCGCCACCCCCAGCGTTCCATCCGCGCCGCGCGCCAGGGGCAGGATCGCCTCCGCCCCCGCCTCGCCCATCAGGCCAAGACGATTGCCCTCCATCGGAAACAGGCTCGGGCTGCGGACCACCCCGCCATCGGCAAAGGCGGTGACGGAACCCAGCGAACCGACAAGCGAACTCGCCGCCGAGGACACCGCGCCTTCGAGCGGCTTCAGCGCCGCCGAGAGCGCAATGTCGGTCAGCCGGTTGCCCAGCCCCTGCAGCACGTCCTCAAGGCTCTTGCCGCTCAGCGTGGCGGATTTCAGCGCCCCGCTCAGCGCCGTGCCAAACCGGCCGGAGCGCGTTTCGAGGTCGCTCAGGCTGCGGGCCAACGCCTCGCTGTCCGCCAGCGTCTCGGCAAAGGGCACGGACAGATTGTCTTGCGCCATCGTAATCTCCAATGTGCAGATCGATATCGAACGCGTCGGCGGGCGCGCATCACTCGGGCCCGCGAACCGGGCCGTCCGGAAAGGCCGCCATCAGCGCCATGAGATCACCGCGCTGCAGGCCCGCGCGCTGCGGTCGGCAGGCCCCGGCCATGGCCAGAATTTCACCGGGCGTCAGCGCCCAGAAGGTCTGCGTTGGAAGCCGCAGCAGGCAAAGCCCCAGATGCTGGATCGCCGGCCAGAAGCGATCCTCGCCTGGCGTCGCCGCACCCGCTGCGGCACTCAAGGGCGGCGGGAAACATCCGTCGTGCCGAAAGCCGCCTCCAGAAGATCACCGACGATCGCAACACAGGCCGCCACCCCGCCCTCCACATGCATGGCGGCCACCTCGTCGTCAGAGATCCGGTTTCCGCCACCGCGCAGGCCGGCGGCCATCACCCGCGTCAGATCCGTGGCCGTCACCCGACCGGCGGAAAACCGGGCCGCCAGCGCGCTAAGGTCCGGCACGCCGAACGCCGTTTCCAGCTCGGCCAGCGCCCCCAGCGTCAGGCAGAGAATGCGCCGCTCGCCGTCGATCGCCGCCTCCACCTCGCCGCGCCGCCGGTTGGCGCGGCCAAACTCGTTCGGCTCGCCCCGCCCCGTCATCAGAGCGCCCCGAAGGTCAGGAGACCGGCGGATTCAAGCGCGATTTCGAAGCGCACCTCGCCATTGTATTCGCCAGAATAGTCGAGCGCCGTGATCTGGAAGGCGCCGCTCACCGTGCCGAAGGCCGGGATCAGCACCTGCCAGGAGAGGATCGTCCCGGCGAAGAAGGCGGAGCGCACCAGCTGGTCGGAGGCCTGGTCCTTGAAGAGGCCCGCCCCGGAGATCGAAGCCCGCTGCACGCCCGCCCCGCCCAGAAGCTCGCGCCAGCGCCCGGCGCTTTCGGCATCCGTCACATCCACCGCCTCGGCATTGAAGGCCAGCCGCTTGGAGCGCAGCCCCGCCACGGTCGTCCAGCTGCCGCCACTCTCCACCTTCAGCAAAAGATCTTTGCCCGCCTGCGCCACCATCGTCGTGTCTCCTTTGTCTTGTCCAAGTCAACAAGGGCTTGCAGCACGGCTGCATCCCATCCAATATCCGTCGGCAACGATCAGATCTCGCCAGCAGAGCCATCGGCCAAGAGGGAGTGTTCCGTGGCATTGAGCATCAGGGATTCCGAAACGGAGCGTCTGGCCCGTGCCCTTGCTGCGGCAACGGGAGAAAGCGTCGCCATTGCCACCCGCAAAGCTCTCGAGGAACGTCTCAGCCGCCTCCCCGAAACGCCACCGGCGCCAGCGGAGCGTTTGGCGGAGCGACTGGCGGCAAGTCGTCGCCGGTTTGCGGCCTTGCCTGTGCTCGATCCCCGTACGCCGGACGAAATTCTCGGATATGACGAGCAGTCCGGAACACCATCCTGATGGTGATCGACAGCTCTGCCATCACCGCCATTCTTGCCAATGAAGCAGATGCGGAGTCGCTGGAGCGGCGCCTTCTCGCAGATCCGGTTCGTCTGATCTCGGCAGCCAATTTCCTGGAGCTGGCCATCGTGATCGAAGCAAAGTTCGGAGACGCTGGCGCGAAGGAGTTGAACACCTGGTTCGAACTGGCTGCCGTCAATATCGTGCCCGTGGATGCAGCACTGGCAGATGTGGCGCGGCAGGCATGGCGCAGGTTTGGCAAGGGGCGCCATGCGGCGGCGCTCAACTTCGGAGACTGCTTTTCCTATGCTATGGCCAAGGCCCACAACCAGCCCCTGCTGTTCAAGGGAAACGATTTCAGCCAGACCGATATTCCCGCGGCATGAACTGACGGCAAAGCTTTCTCTCCGGTCTTGGCCACTGAGGTCGTTTTCGTCTTGCCGGCTCGGTATGGCTTGTCCATAAACACACCCAGCATCATTGCCTGCTTTGCTCCCACCTGCTTCCAAAGCCCTGCCATCCGTGTTTCTCCCGCCCCGCCTGCGCCTGATCGCCAGCCTCGCCCTTTGCCAGATCATCGGCTGGGGCACGGGCTTCGATATGCTCGCCGTTCTCGGTCCCCGCATCGGGCCGGAGATCGGCCTGTCGAACCCGGCCGTCTTTGCCGGTCTCGCGGTCATGATGATCACGGTGGGGCTCGCCGGCCCCGCCGTCGGTCGGCTGTTGCAGCGCCAGGGGGCGGCAAAAACGCTGGCGCGAGGCTCCGGCCTGTTTGCGCTCGCCCTTTTGCTCCTCAGCCTCTGCCAACATCCGGTCGCCTATTATGGCGCCTGGCTGCTGATGGGGTTCGCCGGATCGCTGTCGCTCTCCACGCCCACCTATGCCGCCGTCGTCGAACGCGAAGGGGCCGATGGCAAACGCATCATCGCGCTTCTGATGATCTTCACCGGGCTCTCGGCCACCGTCTTCTGGCCGGTCAGCACCTGGCTCGTCTCAATGCTTGGCTGGCGCCAGACACTGCTGGTCTTCGCCGCGCTGCACCTCATCGTCTGCCTGCCTCTACACCTCTTTGCCCTGCCGAAACCGAACCGCACGGGGAACGCGAAGGACGCGGATGAAATGCCGCCCGTCCAGCTCTCGCCGCCGGAAAGGCGCCTGGCCTTCCTGCTGGTCGCCTGCGGCACCTCGATTGCGGCCTTCGTCTCTTTCGGCTTTTCGCCCACCTTCCTGCAATTGCTCGCCCATGCCGGTGCCACGCCGGAGCTCGCGCTGCAGCTTGGTGCGGCGCGCGGCGTCATCGCCATTTCGGCGCGGGCGGTGGATTTTGCCGTCGGCCGGCGGGGCAGCGCCATCCTCACCGCGCTGATCGGCATCGGCGCAATGCTCCTGTCCTTCGTGCTGATGATGGCTTTGTCGGGCACGCCGCCGGTGCTGATCGCCTTTACCGTGCTCTACAGCCTCGGCTCCGGCATCATGGCGGTGGCGCGTGCGGTGCTGCCGCTCTCGGTGTTTTCGGCGCGGGACTACGGCCTGCAGGCCGCCCGCCTCTCCTTGCCGCAGAATGTCGCGATCGCGCTCGCCCCGATGCTGTTTGCCGCGCTGCTCGATGCCGGCGGCGTGGAACTGGCGCTCTCCGGCGCCGTCACCCTCATCACGATTGCCTTCGTCGCCCTCCTGGCGCTCGGTCGTCTCGCCCGCAGGCGTGCCAAGGCTTTCTCTATTCCGTCACGGCCCTGAACGACACCTCGACGACGAAGAGACCACTCTCCGCGTCCCGCCGGCTTTTGATACCCTGGCAGATCAGCGATACCAGATGCGCGCCGGTGAGCGTGAGAGGCGCATGGTGCAGGCTTGCCCGCACCGCAGCCGCCAATGTTTGCGCAGCCGCCCGTCCTTCGGCATCCGACCAGAGGTCGAGGGTCAGAACATGCTCCTCGCCCGGTTCGGTGGCGGTCGCATAATCTCGGCTGTCGATCTCGCCATAGGTGAGCGTCGGAAGACGCGGCCGCGGCATACTCTGGTCGCGAATGCCGCCGGCGGCCAGAAGCGGCGCCAGCAAAGGTTCGCCCAGAAGCCTTGCATGGATCGCCCGCAACAGGGCCTGCTGCGCGCTCATCGGGCCGCCTCCTCGCAATCGCAGACCAGAAACCGGCCCGTCTCGTCCGGATCGCGCACCGCCTTGATGGCAAACAGGCGCGCCCCCTTCACCAGCCGCTCGCCCGCCGCCGGTGCGGCGAAGGCAGAGATCCAGATCCGATGCGTCACCGTCACCCGTTCGGCACCGGCGGCCATCGTCTCGGCGCGCTGCGAAACGGGCTCGATGCACGCCCACAACCGCCCCGCCTCGACCCAGCCGCGCACGGCGCCGCCCTGGCCGTCCGGCGTGTCCACCGGCACCTCGCGCACCAGCCGTGCGGTCATCGCGCCGACGTCAAAAGTCACCCGCTCCATCTAGAGCCTCCGCATCCGATAGCCGGCGATCAGCCGCTCGTAACCGTCCGGCACCGCGGCCGGCTGCTGATCGAGCGAAAACGTCCCCCGCACGGCATACATCTGGGCGACATGGATCAGCAGGGCGCGGATCAGCGGCCCCGGCACATCGGCGCCCGCCTCGCCAAAACCGACCGTCAGATCGATCTCGATGCCGTTGATCGCCTGTCCGGGTGCCGGCGGATTTTTAAGCCACAGCCGCGCCGGCCGGCTGTCGCCATCGAGCAGATGATCGGCAACCGGAACGGAGACCGGGGAACCGTCCACCTCGTAAACCGTCACCGCATCAAGGCTTTGCACAGGTCCTCTCAGAAGCGGAATCACGCCGTCCTTTGGCCAGCGGTCGAGATACAGCCGCAGGCGTTGCCGCATCAGGCACACCCCCGTCTCCGTCTCCAGGAACTGCCGGGCCACGCTGACGAGGCCGGCCAGCAGATCATCCTCCTCCGCATGCTCCACCCGAAGATGCGCCTTCACTTGGGCAAGCGTCAGCGGCTCCGCGCCCGGCTGCTCGATCACGGCATAGGTCATGGAAGATCCTTTCAATGTCAGATGTTGATCGGAGAGCCGCACGCAGGGTGCCGCAGGTCAGCCCCTCCCCCTTGTGGGCAGGGCTATCGCATA